CTACAGGCTTTGCTTTAGCTCTAGCCTTAGTCATTCTTTTTCTCTTTTGAGCAACGGTTATCTTCCCGGCTGCTACTTTTGCCTTAAGCCTTTTACGTTTTACTGCTAAAGGTTTTTTAGCTACTGGCTTTTTAGGAGCTGGCTTTGCCGGTGCTGGCTTTGCTTTAGCTCTAGCCTTAGTCATTCTTTTTTTCTTTTGAGCAGCGGTAATCTTCCCAGCTGCTACTTTTGCATTAAGCCTTTTACGTTTTGCTGCTAAAGGTTTTTTAGCTACTGGCTTTTTAGGTGCTGGCTTTTTAGGTGCTGCTTTTGCTGCTTGCTTGGCTGCTCTTGTCTCCTGTCTAGCAGTTTTATTAGCAGCCCTTTTCGCCTGTCTAGCAGTTTTATTAGCAGCTTTTTTCTTTGCTGCTTGCTTGGCTGCTCTTGTCTCCTGTCTAGCAGTTTTATTAGCTGCTCTTTTATCCTGTCTAGCAGTTTTATTAGCCGCTCTTGTCTCCTGTCTAGCAGTTTTATTAGCGGCCTTATCATCAGCTTTTTTCTTTGCTGCAGCAGCGGCTGCGTCAGATGCTGCTTTTTTAGCAGCGTCTTTTTTATCTTTCTTATGCTGAAGACGCTCTTTATGACCTGATTTATAGGAAGTATTACTACCACCTGAGGAGACATATTCAGTATTTTTATGTTCAGCAAGCTTATCGCTTAATGCCATGACTGGCTACCAATGTCTTCTACCTTTATATTTTAACCTATAAAAATAAGATCTTCTTTAATAACTTGCTCCCAATTAACTCGCGGAATATTCTCCAGCTGTTTTAAGTTACTGAAGCGTTCTCCTGAAAGAGACATACGCAATTCAACAATCCTTTTAGCAGTTGTATATCCAACACCAGGAAGGCGTTTTTGAATTTGCTCAGCTGAAGCGGCATTCATATTTAAACGTACATCTTCTGCTGGAATTGCAGTTACTGGAGGAGCTTCCTCTGGTTCAGGGATAGTCATTGGAGCAGTGATCTTTGCAAGCCGGCCTTTCTCTGCATGATAAGGAACGAGCTGCTCAAGAGTCACATAAATAATATTACCAGATGCATCACGTACTTTTGCATAATCTTTATCGAATACACTAAGAAACTCTACAAGCTTACCTGTCTTCTCATCTTGAAATAGTTTCGTTGGAGATTCAGTTGTCTCTGTTTTTGCCATTTGTATGTTGTAGACTACTTGTTTTATTATAGGCACAAAAAAAGCGCCCAGTGAAGGACGCTTTAAATTCATTTAAAAAGAATCAGGAAGAACCTGCTTCAGTCTTAAATGGAAGATTAACATCATCTGTTACAGGAGCAGCAGCATCCATGAAATAACAAATTTCAATAAGAATAGCTGAAACGTCATCAGTATCGAGGACATTAACCGCAGCTGCGGTTGTAGCGTGAATTGCAATCTCATTTCCGGTAACTGCTTCAGTAGCTGTAGCAGCTAAACCTTTGAATTCTGAGTTATCATTATCTGGTGTATACAGATAATCCAAAGCCGCATTGGCCGCGACTGTTTCAAGTTGTGGTCTCAGATCCGTGTTGCTAAATGCACCACCTGCAGAACTCTTCGTTACTGTGATCAACTCACCACTAGCAGCAGCTCCTTTAATATTAATTCCACGAAGTGCAATACGATAAACTTTTGCGCCAACTGGAATCTGAAGAGCCACATCAAGACGAGGCTTGTCATCAGCTCGCATGTCAGGAGATAGTACCATGCAAGCATGATTGCCTGCTGCTAGACCTGCTGCTGGAACAATAACAACACCAACTGCTGAGTAATAATTAAGACCAGGAAGTGCTTCCACACCTTGCCTGTTTTGAGCAGGGGTGGTGGTAGTGCCGTCAATAGTCTTAGCTTGTGAATAAGCGTTCAAACGCTCTACATAGTTTCCGGGAAAAATAATAGCCATTTTAGTTACCTCCTATCAATATACGAAAGAGTAGGCAACCGTAATGAAGTCTTTGTTAAGAACTTCAAAACCGGCAAACAGACTCCAGATCATGATGATGAATCGTGAGAAGTCATCATTATTGTTCAAAAGAATCTGAGCATTGTTTCCACCGATACCTACGCCGAGTGCTTGAGGACCGAAGAAAATCAACTGAGCTGCAGTAAAATCTTCAGCGGTGTTGTTCGGTCCAGGAGCATCATTAATGATCAGATTATCGATTTGTTCAGGAAGGTTTGTTGATTCAAACCAACGAACTCCCTCAAAAAGAAATCCGGTAGGCATCACTGGCTGTCCAGCTACGAAACCGGCTTGACCATAAGCAGGACCCATACCTTGGAAGAAGGTAGCGTTAGGTGCTTGGTTAGGCTGCATCGGATTGATCATACCTTGGCCAGGATACTTAGCGATCTCTCTGAAATCGGGGTCCTGACGCAGATGCATCATTGCAGTAGGGTCGCAGATGCAACGGTAGTAACCATCTGAGAATGTTGGGACATTACGCTTGCGCATATCCTTAACAACTTCCAGCAAGTCAGTTTTTACTGTGAACTTAGCGTCTTCACCAGTATCATATGTTACACCAAGGGTGCCGCCTGTACCTCCTTTGGTTTTATCCAAAGGCAGATAGTATCCGCCACGCTCTTCAGAAGCTTGACTTCCATCATCAGCTTTCATGAGTTCGTTGGCGAACACACGGTCCCTCCAACGGCGGTAATCATCAAGTAGCGTAAGGCTACCAATTGACTGGTGGAAAACGTTCAAATTACCTGTATCAAGCAGCAAACGCTGAGCAGTGATAAGGGTCTCACGTGCGACTTTAAATGTAGAAGGCTGTGCAGTGTCGCGGGTGTCTGCAGGTCCAGTGTACTCACGAAGAGTGACAAGAACCTTATCCTTCACGATGTTTCGTGCCGAAGCTGTTCCAAGTGTTTGATCAGCTGTACGCTCACGGCTCTCTTTAGTGCCGGGCTTGCCCCAGAAACGGTAACGATCGAGTTGAACAGTCTGACCGGGTTGCTTACTAAAGTCGTGAACAACCACTGGCTCAACTGCCATCTCAATGATGTATGCCGGGTGGGGGCGGTACAGTTCTGCACCTAGAAGCTTCGGAAAATCATTATCAATCCACATGGACTGAATCTCCTAAGCTAAATGTTCTATATGAGCATTTATTCGCTCACATACTTAAATATTACTAACTAAACTAAGGGTATAGTTAGTCTTCCCGAATATTCATGGAACATTTTATTGATACTACAGAATGGATACCTATACATACTTTGCCAGGATTTGAATGCTGTATTGAATATTACGTCAATCGAGAAGGGAAAATTAAAAGTACAAAAGGAAATGTCGAAAGATTGCTGAAATATAAATTCCACAAAGCTGGCTACCCTATGGTTACTCTTACACAACGTATAGGTAGACAGAAACCTAAATATGTTTGTGTACACAAATTAGTAGCTTTGGCATTCCTTGATCCTCCGCCAACTCCCCTTGGTACTACTAAAGATTGTACAGTTGTTCAGCATATTGATAAAAATAAAACCAATTGTCATGTCAATAACCTTAAGTGGGTGAAACGTAATGAACAAAAAATGATTTAGAATAGATATAAGTATTCAAGAAAAAGCAATGGCTGATAGTCTTCTATTAAAAGGTGAGGGTGGTATCTCTAAACATACTGGAACTGAGATGACCCTTGTTACAAGCCGGGGCGGGCGGGTTACTAAACTTCCTAGATGGTATTCCAGAGGAGGTCCTGTTCAATATATTAATTGTGTTGTTCTTAGAGTTAAAATAGCTGGTAATCAGCTAATAAAACTTGTTATACCTGTAAATAAAGAAACTCAACTTACAGTTAAGCATGATGGTAAAGGTAATTTCACGTTTAGTGGATATCGCCATATTACAAGAGCTGCAGTATTTCCAGAAGACTCTTACTCTCCTGATGATCTAATTACTGAATATCAATTTCCAAAAATCTCTGCTGGTGCAGTACTAACACGTACTCTTGGAAAGCTCCCATCAGCTCCTGTAGCTCCGAAAAAAGTAGAAACTAAAGAAGTTAAAAAACCTAACACTAAATTTGAAGTTAAGGTTGATACAACATCTAAAAAGGACTGACTGTTCTAAGTAAATCCTTTTGATTGTTTAGAGTTTGATTTCACAGACTTAAGTAAAGATCTTTTAGCCTCTCTGGAATCTGCTCTTGCTTTTGTACGAGCAGAGGGGCTACTGTCTGTTTTATTAAGATTATTGTCAATCCTATCCTTTATTCCTTCCTTTGATCTCTGAACATTCTTATTGTCAGATGAAAATGAAGCTCTCTGTCTAGCCATAATAATCTACACTTTATTTTATTCTACCTAGCCATATAATCAAGCTCACTACTTGAAAGTGTTCTAGCAGATTTAATCTCATTTGTTACTGAACATCTGACATTGTAAGGTAGTCTACGTGTATTCCTAGCATGAAAGCCTATATAAAAGCTATCCTGTAATCCCACATACATTGTGTCGTGAGGATGCTCTTCTTTTTTTTGAGTATAAAGCCGAGTATCCAACCAATCATCTAAATAGATATTATTAGTTTTTAAGTTTTCAAGTGAAATTTTTATTACACCATCAATAAAATTAGGAATTGCTGCAGTAAAATTTGATGAATAGTATTCATTTACTTGATCTTCAGTATCTTCGGTTGTATCATAAACTCCTCCCTCATATGTATTTAATGTAACTTCATTAATTATAGAGAAAGATAGAATTGTCCAGTACTCTTCTTCTATATAATTATTTCCGCTATCAATTATATTCAAATCATATCTTACAAAATAGTTTTCAGGTCCCATTAATCCAACGGAATCTGAATAAGTTGTTACGGATCCAGCCGTACTAACCTTCTCTATAGCTGGTGAATTAATTGTTGTTCCATTTGAATAATTTAAAGATTTACTAGCACTTAAATTCTCTGATGAAGTATTATCACTTCCTCCATACTTTAGATATGTCTGAAGTATTTGATCGCTTACATTCATTGCTTTAATGTAACTTACTATCTCTATTGTAGATTACCGGTAATCTTCTACTTCATTACTTTTACTTTTTAGCACTCTCAAAGCTTTGGTTTCAAGAGTTCGTACCCTATCTCTACTCATATTTAAGATTTGACCGATTGCAGTCATTGACATTGGCTCTAGTACATCCTCACCAATACCATATCTCATACAAATAACTGCGGCTTGCATATCAGGCAGATCTATTATTAAATCCTGTATATGCTCTTTAATACAGCTTTTCTCTAAAAGTATTTCTGGTGATTGACTTTCATCTTCTAGTAAATCGATTAAACATGTATCACGATTCTCTCCGATCTTAATTTCCAATGAAGTCGGTTGTCTTGCCTTACACATCAAATCCTTTATTTCATCTACGGTTAAATCAAGTTCTTCTGCTAATTGAAACACATCTGGCATCCTGCCATTTAACTGTGAAAGCTCACGTTGTGCTTTCTTTAGTCGATTCAAATTTTCAGTGACATGGATGGGTAATCGTATAGCTCTGGATTTCTCCGCAATCGCTCTGGTGATCCCTTGACGAATCCACCAATAAGCATAGGTACTGAACTTATAACCGCGACCAGGATCAAACTTCTCCACACCACGGACGAGACCGATTGTTCCTTCTTGAATAATGTCGAGCAACTCCATATTCCGCTTGGTATACTTCTTCGCAACTGAGACCACCAGACGGAGGTTTGCTGTAACCATTCTTTCTTTTGCTTTGGTTCCTTCACGTAATTCACGGCGTAAGTCTTTATAATCTATGCATAGCTCTTCAGCTAGCTCTTTGTCTGTCAATTTGACGCCATTACAAGATTCGCAAATATCTCTTGTTCCTTCTAGTTCCATCATTCTCTGTACTTGGCGACCTAAGAGGATTTCCTCATCATGCGCAAGCAAAGGTACACGTCCGATATCCCGTAAATAAGAACGAACGGAATCCCCTGATGCTTTAGGTTGCGGCATATTCTACTTGCTTCGTATACTTACTCTAGCACCCTAAAGTATATTTATGCAATCCATTGCTGCACCTTCAGGATTACATCCCATGTCAACTACATCCCCTACACATCTAGCAAATCTAAGACTCTCCTTTGGCTCCGCCTCTCTACCTTCCATTGCTTCTACAGCCATAGCTTGGGCAGCATGATCTTCAAATCCCTTGGACTTATAGTTTTCATACATACGTGTATATTTCTCAACTGAGGTGTCTACATCAGTTCCATGTTGAAACATTTCAGCTGTAATTTGATTAGCAGCCTGATCTGGTACACCATCTGATTTTAGATGTTTCCAGATTGTCTGAAACATTTCTGGATCTTCAGTAATCTTCCCTGCTAAACGCACGACAAAATCTTCTTACATCTATACTTATTGTAGTAAATTACTAATTACTTTGATTCTTAATGTAGTCCAAACGTTTTTCTAACTGTCTGGGATCTGCATCTTTAAATGGACCTTCACCTTTCATAGCTGCAATTATAAAATCATGTTCTGAATAGGCTGATCCACCACCCGTTGTTGCGAGGTTCTTGTCATAATATCGTTCTTTTCTAGGACCCTGAAAATAATAATCAGGGATCCTTGCCATTCTTTGTTTAGCCATACTGGCCAACCTGGCCTGCATAGTCGCCAAGATCAGGGCTCTGCCCCAGACGCATGGCTTTTTGTGTAGATACCTGACGCAGCATACCTGGGAGATTACCATCTTGCATTTCAGCATTCAAACGCATACTTGCATTTCCACCACCATTAGCGACTAGAAGCTCAGCAACCATACGATCTTTAGCAGTCTGTGCTTGCTGCTGTGCATTTGACATTTCAGTATACTTTAAATTCATGCCACGTACAGCATCTGCAGAACGTTGGAACTGAGCTGTCTGCATGTTTTGCTGCATATTCTGCTGTTGCATTAGAGCATTTTCCATCCCTTGAGGGTTCACAAAGGGCTTGGACATTACACCACCGTCTCCCATCTGCTCCATAGGAGGAGACAGTTCATTCAACATACCTGAATTACCTCTACTAGCAGTAGATTGATCCAGTGCTATTCTTGCTGGAGCAGGGTTATACGGACGAATTGATTGAGCCATTTTAAATACTATTACTGTTAATACTATTGTAGGGGGAATAAACCCCCTACTTTATATCAAGTGTCCTGAACGAGGAGCTTACTTTGGAGTGCACCTTGAGGAGCAGAAGACAGATACTGCCATGCTTGCTCTGGACTGGAATCCATCATTTCAGAGAAGGAGCCCCAGAAGTTCTGGGTATTCTGCTGAGCTTGACGACCTGGAGTAGGCATATTCATTTGAGGACGTTGGAAGTTCTGTGGAACTCCACGCTGTTCCTGTGCTTGGATTTCAGCTTCAAAGTTCATACGAGCTTGAGCTTCTTCACGTGCATAAGTTTCATCAGGAGTTTCGGTAGGATATGGACCTTCTGGACCAAAGAAACCGTTCACATAATCAGCCAGTACATCAGGGTTGGTGAGCATGAGATTCATTGCTGCACGCTCTTCACCAGCAACCTCAAGCATGAGATTCTGGGTGTTACCACGATCAACTTGCTCAATCAGCGCATCTTCCACTGCACATGCATAGTTGTTCAGAAGTGCAGGGGCTTCAGCTCCGAAGTGCTGAAGGACTTCAAGACTTTCGTCGCTTACCTGGCTTAGATACGCGTCCTGTGTTTGTACCTGACTTTGTGCGTGGGCTATTCCCTGCTGCTGGGCGTTGTGCACCAGCGCCTGCACCTGCTCCTGCGAGAAGGCTTGGGTTGAAGCTTGGGGATTGTAAGTCTGATTGCCCGAATGGTAACTGGGGGCTTGCTGTTGCATTGGCGAACCCCAGCTGGCTTGGGAAGCCGCCTGCGGAGTTGGGGTCTGATACGCCGAGTATTGAACCGGGGCCGGGGAGAGGTTGGGTGTATTCAGGCTTTGGCTGAGCGCCTGGAACGCGTCCTGCCATGGATTGCCCGCCGCTGCCGGAGCCGAAGCTTGCTGGGCCGGAGCCTGCTGGTAGGTTGGTGCCTGGGGTGTTGCCTGCGGTTGGTAGGTTGGAGCCGACACCTGGGAGGGTGATGGTTGGCTCATCACGGATGGGGCGACCGAGCTTGGCACGGATGCGATCGGCATCGCTGAGGGTGCTTGGGCTGGTGCCATCGCTTGAGGACTTGTAACTTCCACTGTAACTTAACTCCTTACGTAAAAACTCTAATGATCGATATAGGAATCCTGTGATATCAAGATTCGGGTCAGACGCAAGAGGTAACTCTGGAGTCTGTGGGTGAGGCAACTGATAAAGTTGACCAAGTAAACTGATAAAGCTGTTTAAAGACTGTTGGGTTTGTTGAACCATCCTAAATGGATATCCTGATAGCATTGAAGCTCTTTCTTCTTCGGTCTTACCTGGGAACAGGTATTGCAAAGCTTGAATAGAATCAACGCCAAGTTCTTGTAAATTACGAACGACAATACTGTTATTGAGGATGTCGTCTGAGCTTTCTTCAAAAACTTCGCCTTGCCAACGCCAAGCAACTTTCGTGCTGCCGTCAGGGATAAGTCCAACTACACCTTGGGGGATTTCTCCTGTTTCAAGTGTAGCACGTATAGATTCTGATCTACTTTGTTCAAACACAGTAATGTTTTTATTGTACTCTTGTAGAGCTACTGCATATGCTTCATCTTGACCGCCAAAATCTTCTTGTAGCGGATACGAAGGTTTCGTTAATCCAGTAGCTTGAGCAAATGATTCTTCAAACATATATTCTTCATGTTTAATAATCATTCCGAAAATTTTACATAGACCATATGTAAACATTGCCTTAGCTTTCTTTTCAGCAGTGGCAGCTACACGTCCATATAAAGTTTTAATTTCATAAGCAGTAGACGCTGTTCCAAAGTCAATATCATCTACACCTCCTAATGCTAAGCGGATTTCAGAACGATACTGTTTAACATACATGTTCTGATCACCTGAAACGCTATCAGGTGTCATATAGTTCACCCTGTCGGTTGGCTCAAGGTTCGCTATGACACGGGGGACCTTGATTTGACCGTCTAATGGGCTTGGGCCGCCGAAAGGCTGACTTACCCTAGTACTAGGTCTATCTGCGGAAGAGAAGCCCGCCATAGAGCTGATAGTAGGTCTCATAGCATTCTCTTCACCTGACTCGATCAGGTCATGCTTAGGTCTACTAGAAACAAGTGTAGGATTACCAAAGAACTTCATGTTCTTACGAATATTCCGTACAAGCTCATCATGATATAAAATCTGATTTGCTAACCAATTAAATTCCCCATTACCGGTAGCTTCACCTGTACAATCCATATAATTATAAATTTCTATAGCTGGAATAAAACCAAGGCTATTACTCAAAGTCTCTGTATGACCAGGCATGTGCATGATCGGATTTCCCATCTGATTCTCAAATTCAATCTTTTCATTTGAAACTGTCTGCTCAATCTTATCCTTAAATACCTTTAGCCTTATATACTTCTTCTTACCACCTCTACTATTACCCATTGCATAGCTATCAATATTATTTGCCTCACGTACATTAAATGAATAGATCAATTCAACACTTTCAATTTCTCCATTTTGTGTGCGAAATGCTCTATAGCTATCTTTAGGGAAATATAGAATCTGATAACTTTCTCCTGAAGGTCTGAAATAAAAAAGACCCTGACCATCACACAAAAAATAATCGACAATACTCTCTAATTTCATATCAAGCATGTTATGTTCACATACTTGTGCTATAAACTCCCGACGCATTCCATATGAATCTTGATCTGCATAAAATTCAACTCCTCGTCTCAACATAAACATACGCATTTGTGCTAAATGCGAGGACACAATCATAGTGTCTACAGCTTGGTCTCCACGACGCTCTTTAGCAGCTGATAATATCTGCTGGAATTGAGTTTCAACGATGCTATTGTTATTCATTTACCTATTATTTATATGTACTTAGTCTAACCTTTATTCGTCTTCATCTTCGCCTGGAGCTTTACGGTTAGTTTGGAAATTCCACTGAGGAGTCTGCCAATTACCTTGATCACCATAAACATCTGAATTTGCTTCATATGCTCTAGCTCCAAAATAACCTTCTCGTTTTCCAATATGATCATTTAGTCCACTTACTGACCAAGGCTGACGATCCTGAGCTTGACTTATTCCACCAGCCGCTGCCCTAGCACCGAACCCTTGGTTCATTAAACCGCCCTGTTGCATTTGATTTATATATGCACTGCCGAGCATATGATTATCCATCTTTCCATCTAAGTTATTACCATAAATAGTTTGGATGTTATTCACATTATTGTAATTACCTGATACTGATTGATTAACTTCTTGATTGGCATTGGTATTCCAGCTATCTGAAATCTCTGAATCATATTGATTGTTTGAATTAATTGCAGTATCCGAGTTGTCAGTATAGTCATATGTATTATGAGAATCCTTTGTTATATCCGTTCTACTGTCTATACTTGTATTTCCAAAATTACTCTTGTCTATGCTTGTATTTCCTACATTACTCTTACTATTGTCTATGCTTGTATTTCCTGAATTACGCTTGTCTATGCTTGTATTTCCTACATTACGCTTACTAGCGTCTATGCTTGTATTTCCTGAATTACGCTTGTCTATGCTTGTATTACCTGAATTTCGATTATCAGTATTTACATTAAACGAATCAGTTGTATTTCCTGAATTCCTGTTATCAGTACGAGCATCCAAATTGAAATCTAGATCAGTATTGTATGAATCTGTAGTGTCTCCCATATCTGTATTGTATGAATCCGTTGCACCTTCCATAAAGGTATTATAGGAATCCGTTGTATTATGAGAATCCCTTGCACCTGTTATCTTTGTATGGAATGAGTCATCAATATTGTATGCATCGCTTGTACTATAATCTGGGGCACCAGGTTGAGTAGGACCAGCAGGGGCATCGTCACCATTACCAGGATGTGGATGTGAAATACCATCCTCATCTGGATACTGCTGCATAACGTCCTTAACTTGTCCTGTATACTGGTCTTTAAAATCCTGAGCAGCAGAACCCGCTCCTGGCATCGTTCCAGTCAATAGAGCACTGCCTTGCGCCTGAGGCCCTTGACCCATTTCATCAAAAGTAGAACTTCCTCCCATATAAGAAACGCCGCCGCCATCGCCATCCTCACGTCCACCCCAGTCAGGTTGCTGGGCGCCGCCGCTCGTAGGTGTTCCATCAGGATCTCTGGGATCAACATTAGCTTGAGAAGTATCATTTACTTTATTGGATGGATTCCCTACATCTTGGTTACCTCCCGGCTTATTATCCTCTAATGTTGGTTGCTGACCGGTGCCTGCCAGCTGTCCAGCTGTAGCACTTTGAGTCTGTGAATTCTGAACGGCACTAGGAGCTGTATGCTCGCCTTGTTGAGGAGCAGCTGTAGGTGCTACTTGTTGACTCTTATATTTATCTAAGAATTTTTGAGCACCTGTAGTAACTGATTGTCCACCTTCTGCACCTTGTTGCATCCTTTCTGCAATCTGCTGCTCATTAAATCCACTCTTTTCTAGATGCCTAATATCTGCAGCACCCCAACCTTCCTTCTTACCCCGTCGACCAGGATCATATTTATTGATATTTTTTGTAGTACTTCTATTGTCGATCCTTTTCTGTGCACCTTGGCCTACAACACCTCCTTTCTTAGCATGTCGTTTAGCTTTCCTTGCAATCTGGCCATCACTATAACCAGCATCCCGCATAGCTCTTACATCTTTGTTCGTAAACTTATTACCAGCATTCTTGCCCCTACCACCTTGTACTTTATAATCTTTATTGTTTGGACGATACTTATCGCCAGCCATTCTGCTATTGGGCATTACTATCACTATTGATTGCTATTACTATTTTACATATTTTATAAATTGAATTTATCTGCTTGATAATCAAGTTGTAGTGAGCCTCTTCTTAGTAATCCCCCAATAGTAAGAACCATCGAATCTACTGTATCATCATGAGATGCATGGCCAAAATTTAAAAGCTCATCTTCCAGGACATTCCACTTACGCCATTTATTCCATACAATCTTTCTATTCTCAAATAAACCTAATACACCTCTTAGTCTTGCTAATTTATCACCTTTAAATCCTTTAACAGGAGAACATGTAAGGTTATATAATGCACGTTCATCAAACATAATACGTTTAAAATCTCCTTCAAAGGAAGTTTGATATGCTACAGCTTCAGGCCAAATTATACAAGGAGAGACTGTTGGAAAATATTGACCCTCATCATTCTCCAATAGAATATTCCAATCAGATAACATCTCACATAAAGCGTCCATCTTATCAATGTTGCCCATTGACCGTAACCGTCTTTGATCAATCAAATAGATCTTACCTTCTACTATTCCAGCAAGAGTAAATACTGTCCAATCATTTTTCTCATTTAAACCAGCACTGAGATCAATACCTACACCTAAGCAATCATAATCATCCGGCACTTCGCCCATAACAATTAATTCTGGAGAAATACCTACATCTGTTGATTGTACTGCTGTATTTAAGTACTGATATGCAAAGGCAACACGATCTTCTAACTTACGTTCATTCAAATACTTCATTGACCAGAATTCTGGCCAGTAGGAACGTTGCCTGCCATCAGCGTCTGTTATGACTGCTTTCTGAATAATCTGTGTCCAGTTGTTTTTGGGAACAAATAACGTAGCATGGATGTCATCGAAGTGAAACCGTGTACCCAAGCAAATTGCACGTGCCCCCTGGAACATTGTCGGCGCAATAACATTCGACCACGTTTGCTCCATCTCACGCCGTATGTCTGGGTTGTTAATGGACGCAGCGGATTTGATAGGGTCATCGATAAGTACCAACTGGGACCGCTTGGAAGTAATTGCTCCCTTGAGACCGCCACACGCAAGGGTAAACGCTTCTTCACCTGCTGTATCAATTCCTGCAAATTCATAGTCAATACTCCAGTATTCATCTGATCTCTTTATCTTTGATAACCGTACCATCGGGAAGATCTCCCGATACTTGGCACTGGTCAAAATCCCTTTGATTGTTGCTGACTTTGCACGACTGATGTCTACCATATATGCAATGTAGAGTACCCGCAGCATTCGCTTGGCAGCAGCATGTCGGCCAATCATCCAAGCTGCATACAAACCAAGGACAGTACTTTTCGCAGAGCCTCGCGGTGCAAGTATTGCTGTATTCGGTCCAGCTATTCCCAATAGACATTCACTATCCTTTCCAGTACATAACTGTTGATGCCATTCCCGCATATGCTTTGCCGGAGGCTTGCCCATGATTGTACAGAAATCTTTAAAATCTTCTCGGGCTTTAAGAACTTCTTCTGATGGAGGTTTACTTGTAACTTTTGTAGCCGTCATTAATGCGCTACGTCTATAAGCTAATGAAATACTAGGGATCGCCATATATTCGACCTATTGTCTTTTTAGTCTAACTCCCTTAGTTGTATAAATCGCGTCCCATGCCTAAATAATTTCGTGCTATATGCTTTGTGAAACGATTTCTATTCTGTATAGTTACCCTCTGTGCAGCTCTAGTATTTTTTCTATATGCATTATTAGTGGCTTTAAGATACCGTTCAGTAGCTCTGGCTTTAGCTTTTAAACGTGCTTCTCTAATTGAATTATTAATCCTACTTTGTTCAAATGCTACTCCCATAGCTTTTGAGTAATTATATGCTTCCATCTGCCGAACATTAGATAATGCCATTGTCTCTGCGGACGGTGACATTGGCATACGCTTAGTTTGTATGTCTATTCTAGGAATACCTGACTCTGGTAATAGAGGCAGTAGGGGCATCTCAGGTATCATAATCAACCACTACTCAATTCACTATATATTTTAGCCCAGATAGCATTTACTGCATTATCAATAGGCTCTGAAAACTGTGGGTCATCTTTAAAGATAGTAGTTAATTCACGCATAACACGATCAGCACCTGCAAGTATTAATCCACGTTTATCAGTAGATCGATTGATACGTTCACTAGTTTCAATATGAGAACGTAATTCTTTCTCAAGTGCTGCTAACCGTGCGGCTCCATCGCTACCTTTTATTTCTCCACTTGTAACTGCCATTCTTAGATCTTGAATATCTGAATGTAGCGCTGCAATTTCACTATTAAGTATCTCCCTTCGATTAAGTTTTTTATACTTCATCTTCACCCAACGTACTAAATCGTTGAATGTACCTGGATACTCTAGTACTCCTGAATATACCCAGATTTCTATTACAGATGGACAGTTATCTGCAAATTCCATGAAGTGATCAGAATCTGCAGCGGGTAATGTATCTAGCCATCTATCAACACTATTTAGATATACCTTACCAGTCTTAGTTGCTGTTGTCATTAGAAACTCCTTGCTAGTGATCTTTGTCTTGCTTGCTGTCTCCCTGACTTCTTAGCTGTCAAATCATCTTCTTTATCCATAGTCTTACGATTATCATCTCCTTGTGCTCCAATTGTTAATCTATCTTGATCACCTGATGCTCCAATCTTCTTAACATCAACATCACCTTGAGCGCCGATATTACCTTTATCCACTGCTCCCTGAGCACCAATCTTTCTAAGATCCTCTGAACCTTGTGCACCAATTTTAGAAATATCACCTTCTGTCTGCTTTTCAATCCTTCCTTCATCAGCTGTACCTTGTGCACCAATATTTGCACGATCCTGTGCTCCTTGAGCTAGAACCTTCTTCAGATCAACATCACCTTGAGTCGTAATGGACAGACGATCTTGTGTACCTTGCGTGACTTGTCCTTTCCTATTCTCCTGACCAGTTTTACCAATATTTGCTCGATCCTGTGCACCTTGTGCTGTAATCTGAGCGACTTGACCAGCTGTCGAGGCTCCAATTTGTTTTAGCGTCTCAACACCTTGTGTCTGAATAGCAGACCTATCCTCCATACCACTTTGTTTAATCTTGTTAACATCTATTCCACCTTGTGCTGTAATTTTACCAACATCTACAGTACCTTGAGATGTAATATTTTGTCGATCCTGACTACCTTGTGCACCAATCTGTGCAATATTAGCATCACTTTGTTCCCCAATATTTAAACGATCCTGTGCACCTTGTGCACCAATCCTCGTAACATCAGCACCACTTTGCTCACTAATATTTAAACGATCCTGACTACCTTGTGCGCCAATCTGTGCAATAGTAGCATCACTTTGTTCCCCAATATTTAAACGATCCTGGCCGCCTTGAGCGCCAATCTGTGCAACAGCAGCTTCACTTTGTTTATCAATATTTAAACGATCTTCTGTACCTTGATTAGAGATTTCAGTACCGCGATGCTCTGAAGCCTTATCCATATTCAGTCGATCCTGTGTTCCCTGAGTCTCCTGCTCCGTTTTCCTATGACCGGCAGCAGTGTCCATGGTTGACCTGTCTTGCGTCCCTTGCTCTTTCATCCCCTCCCGTTGCTCTAATCCTTCTTTCCCTGTCTGGGCTTGCTGAATATCGCCTGCAAATCCCATCTTGCTTACATCTCTTATCGCTTCATTCTGAGCGAAGTTTTCTTGGATATCAGCCTCTGTACCCATCTTCGTCATACCATAATTAAACTCTCTATCCATATTCGCGCCAGTATTACGTAACTCTAGATCAGCAGTCTGATTCATTAGATTCGATTGGATCTCTGCATTCTGCCAACCAGCAGCTACAGATTGCTGATGATTCATCTGTGATGTTGCAGCATCATACATAAATGTATCTTTAAGCGCATTTCCTTCTACATCATCTTCTCCAGGTTTATGTTCAGCTAAATGACCCCATACTTGACCCATACCGAACTGACCGCCAGAAGCAGCATCAACAGATTGACCTTTCCCTTTCGCACTTATTGTCTGTGGATCTGCATTAGGTGTTGTCGGTTGGCTACCGGTCACACCTCCTGCAGTCGATTTTGTTTTATCTGCCCAAGTACCTCCACCAGGTGCACTTTGATATCCTGGCATTTCCCACGGCATTAACCTACTTGTCATGGCCTTACTTTATACTTAACTTATTTCTATTCTATAAAATAGTAGAAGACAACGGATTAGACTGACATGAATTTTGCTGCTACTAGAAAAAACACAGGTGCTAATATAGTTAACGCAGGTAATGCAGCAGGTAATGCATTAACTTCATTCCTTGAAACATCAAGGCAGGCAGCTCCTGATTACACCCAGCTTTCAGCTCTTAATATTGCTGCTCAAAGTAGTAAAGCAGCTACTGCTGTTGAGGCAGAAGCTAAAGTAAGAGCTAATAAAATTGAACTGGAAGCAAGAACTAAGGCATATGATAAAGTCAGTAAAGCCAAAAGTGATGCTGAACGTTGGGTTAAAAAAGCTGGCATGTTAGCTGGTATGGGACAGTTGGCGATCGAAGCAACGAAGAAGAAGAAGGATCCCCCACCTCCTGTTGAAATCATTCCTACCAAAATCGTCGTTGCTGATAATGAAGATATAGATAAAGTAACAGCTGAAGCTGCCAAGAGATATGATGAGCTACTTCAAAATATGCCAAAACCTAGTACTTCTGGCTCTACAACTGGAACGGTTCCTGCAAGCTCCCATGGTGGGACTCCTACTGAAACGCACACCGCATACTATAATTATCTGACTGGAGATAAGGGATTATCACGTAATAAAGCATTAGGCATTATGGCTAATATATCACGTGAATCCAGCTTTAATCCATTTTCACCTAGTGGAGATGATAAGGGTGCAGGTGGACTCTTCCAATACTATGATGTACGCCAAACACCTGAAGTCGAAGCTCTTGTTAAAGCAGGTGATTGGAAAGGGCAGCTTGACTATGCACTTGTAGACACAGTGAAACGTGGGGAAACCTACTTAGACACAACATTTGAATCAGCACACCAAGCATCTGATCAATGGATGAGAGACTATGAACGCCCTAAAGATGAAGTAGGTGGATCTAAGAAGCACAGGATTTGGCTTGATACCTATGGTAGTGGACTTGGTGCTATTTAACCAAGCATTGCCCAACCATCAGTAGGACTTGCAACAGTCCATCGGGCTTTGATTAATTCATTGGAATAACGCAGTGCTTCACCATCTGCTGAAATATACTGCCCTGTCTTGTGATCAAGCTCGCCCCATGGGTCCATGACCCAGAAGCCATCACAGAAGTAACCATACACACAAATCCAATGCCCACCGCCTGCAGGGGCATATCCTGGGCCGTGGTGGAGGATTCCAATTGGTATAGGTTTACCTTTATCAATCTGCTCTTTTAAAGTATCTAAACTACCGTTCTGGATATAACGTACTTCGACACCATACCTGGACAAAGCTTCTTCCTGAACCCATGCTTCCGTTGTATCACCAATACTGAAGACCGTTTTAATATACTCGTCATCTCCACGCGCACCAGGGAGTGTACCTGGGACTAATGTCTCTAACATCATCGCACATGATGATGAGAAACATGTTCTATTAGAATCTCTAAAATTATCTCTCTGTGAAAAGTATGGAGTATCTAATTTCTTAGGAGTGATACCATTCATCTCCTCTTCTACTACCGGAAGTCCATCCCAATGAGCATCATAAATATACCAGTTACCCGCATCATCTGCAAGCGAGATTTTCGTATGACCATCTACCGAATCACCACTCCAGACAATACGCTGTACATCACCCTTATCTATAGCTGAAATTTCATTTTCAGTTAGATCAGAACCCTGTACAGGCCTCTTTTTTAACAGTGTACTATTCTTGGCTGTAATTGATACTTTTGAAGACATACATTTTAGTTATATACCTTATTTAGTTATATCGCAACTGCACCACCTAGTGCGAATAATCCAGCGAGAATGGCTTGAATTCTATTCTCACTTTCATTCTGTTTATGCCAATCTAATTCAGCCTGCCATCTTTCTCTATTTGCATCATTTTGTAATTGTACTTGCTCAATATTTGCTGTATTCTGTAGACGTTGAAGTTCTCTCTGAGCGTTACGCTCTCTAGCTGCTTCTATTACGGCTTCCTTTGCCTCACTCACTTGAAAATTAAATTGCTTATTCTGTAGCCCTTGAGTGAACTTCAAATTATTGAGTTTTTCTGTGACTAATCGCCTATTGTCCTGATGAGTTTCAGTAGCCCTTCTCCCTTCAGTGCTTTTACCGGTGACCTCGTCTCTTATATCCTGCTTCGCTATGTCTATTTTTGTGTTTAGCTCAGAAGTTGTAAAAGGTTTACCGTTTGCATCTATCGTAGGGATACTAAGATCCTTAGCACTAGCTACACTGGACGCATAACTAACCTTCTTTTCCAAAGCAGCTGGCTTTGTATCACGATTGAAGGGTATCTCATACTCAGTTGCTTCTCTATAAAGAGGAGTTTCTAACCTATCACTATATCCAGCATCAAGCCTTGCTCTATGTACATGATGATCTCTGACACCACTGGCCCATTCAAGTGGAGTTATCTTATATCCACCTTCCTTTGACCACTTTCTATTAGGATCCCTTGCTATATCTTTAATTAATCCTCCACCTCTATTAGTAAAAAGCTCAATTGGATCCATCCAATGTTTCATACTTCCTGTATTCTTACCTGCATAGGCCTCTCTTTCAGCCTGAGTGACAAGTGGAAGGGCTTTATTCGGAGTAGAAAGAATAACTGGAGTTGTCGGTTGTGCCATCAAACTAATCCTCTACCTTGAAGTGCTACTAATGCTTCTTCCATTCTACGTTGTTCTGCGGTCTTTTTATCTCCAAATAACCATTGAGTAGCATCACTAAGAGATTTACCTGCACTGGCACCAATCGAAGCTGTTAGTGGTGAGAAGATTCCTCCACCCATGAAGCCACCAATCGCTGCACCAGCAGCCATTGCTGTTGCATCCATTGCTTTATTAGCAAAACTCTCGTCACCTAATATGATATCTCCTACATCTAACAGGTTTGTACCAAGAGATAGTACGGGAACTGCTCTAGCAAATCCTCTTGACAATCCTTGTCCAGCAAACCTACCAACTGTCTTTGGCATCTTATTGAATGTTACATCATTCAATAGCTTCCCAGTAGAAGCCATTACCTGTGATTGTGTCGGCTTACCTCCTAGGTACTGCGCAATATCACTTAAATTAATAGCACCTACATTAGGCATTGAGGTGGGATGCATCATGATGTTAGTCCAACTGGTTCAAGAACGCTTTTGACTTCTAGACGCCTTACACGTCCTTCAAGAGTTTGAATAGCTCCGACTAGCAGTGCTATGAGTTCACTGGTGTCTATACACAACTTACCTGTACTCTTTTCGGTATATGTTGCATCAGGCATATGCTTTTGATATTCCTGTGCAATGAAGCCGTAATGTTTGAGTTCAGGATGTAAACTATATTCTTTATTGTAATAAAAACTAACGGGACGCAGATTCCTTAGAATACTGATTGCATCATCAATAGTATCAACTGTATTCTTTGTTGTCTCATCGCTAAGGAAAGGAAGTACAAAAGGAGCTGCTGCTGTGATAACCCCACCAATACCTGAAATTATACCTGATGTCTTGGAAGCCTGGCCGGCTGCTTCATATGCCTCTTTATCTGCCTGTGCTTTCTTTTTAATAGCGATAGCCTGATCTTTGGATATCTGCACACCGGCACGTGCTCTTTTTATTGCATTTGTTAACTCTGTATGACCTTTTACTCCTGCACCAGCAACAGCTGCTGGATTCCATGCATTTTTCCTAAAAGACGCATATGCACTAGGCATTGTTGACATTCCAGCGGCAGCGCCTACACTTTCGCCTCCAGCACCTGATGCCTTAAACCCATCAAATATTATTTGATTTTTAGCAGCTGCAAAACGCATTTTTAATAATCTTTAATCTTTATTCTAGTTTATCAAAAGCAGCTTATTAAACTGTTGGCTTATCATCTTGCTTACCCCAATCAAAATGTTTACCAGCTGCCGTCAGGACTCCTCCTGCTGTCTGACCAACAGTATTAAATATACTGCCCCACATCTGATCTCCAGCCATACGCTGCCTTCCCTCACTTACTGTTTCAGCAGCGGTGACACCTGCATTACTAAGGATCTTATTAGCGTCTACTTCTGCATCCCATAGCCTACTGGTAGCTTCTTCATTGAAACGGGCACGCACACCTAAGGCCCCTAGTTCTCCATAGTCTGGCCTATCAGAATCTAGAAAGCTACTAACATAATTAGTTGGTGAAAATCTACGTGCCATTACTCTGTATCTTTACTACTAACTAGTCTATCAATAATTATTAACTGGACCTTCTGGATCAAGTACAGCAGACTTCGGCATATTATCACGCATGTTTCTATTTCGTCTTTCATTCTCAAGCGCCAACCCTAAGACAGTACTGCCTGCTAAAGCTGTCATTCCGCCTGCAAATGCATTACGAATAGGATGACTTCCACGTGATGCGCCAATTGTTGTTCCAGCAATAGTAGCTGCTATAGGTATCAGCGCTGTTGTAACTGGTAAGCTACGTCCAAGGAACTGCAGCTCTGGACCATGGATGCCATCCATCGTCCCTTTCAACACGCCAGTAGGTACTGTGAAATCACCGTCTGTAATATTAATATCACCTTTTTTATCCCACTTAAATGCTTTGTATGCATTGTATTCTCCACGGCTTACATCTGGACGATGCTTTACAAACTCCTCATAGGGTGCAAGATTTCCTGTCCTACCTAAGATATACTTAGCAGCAATTTCTGCTACTACATTATCTGTTTTAGTTCGATCTTCATCACTAGCAAATACAGCATCATAGCCTCCACTTCCTCCCATTGGATTCAGTAAACCAATACCTGCATTAACGGCTATACCGCTTGGAATCATTAAAGAGTCAACCCAACCTGGCTGATGATTTACTTCTCTAAATTCTCCATCCTGAATTGATACTCCTCTTGTAGGATTACCGTAATTATCTATATAACCTTTTGCATGCGCAATGTCCATATCTTCTGGACTAGTTGTAAGTGGTCTCTCTTTTGGTTGATTAGGTAGTACTGTCCCTGACTTTGATGTAAGTTGTGCTCCATGCATTATTGGATGCGTATCAAACAAGTCCGGGCGCACCTTATTCAGTAATCCCTCTTGCGTTACATTTGCTACTGCCTGAGGAGCATTTAATAGCCACCATGCTTCGCGTGTACGGTCCTGTGTAAGATCTCCAGCTAGTACACCTAATCCTTGGCCTACCTTACCCATTGTTGTAGGTTTCAGTCCTAACCCCATCTCTTCCCGTACTTCACGAGCGGCAGGCTTTGAAGTACCTGTTAAGTCCCTTAAAAAAGTTGCTGTCCTATTTGTTGCTAATAGCTTTTGACCCCTAGGCGCTTCAATACCTTTTCCACGTAGCTTTCGTTCTCGGTGATGTGCAAGGATCTGATCCTCACGACCTTCCCCATAGGCGCTCTTAAAACCTTCAACAAAATTTTTCCACTGTGCATTAGAAGCCATTATGCTAATCCGCTATTCTGCATGTACTGTTCACGTGTTCCTGGAATGATCCCATACTGCGAAAGGATCTGCTGTTCCAATTGCTGAGCAAATAGTTTCTGTTCCTCAGCACTCATTCGTTCCCAAGGAGTCATTCCTACTCCACCTGCTATTACATCTTTAGCACGTAGCGCAGAATTACCTGCATACATTCCTGCAAAGTCTCCACCAACACTTCCTGCCATATCAAGCAAACCGGCCACTGCCTGGTTTCTTCCTCCAAGCTTACCTAATGCCAGACCTCCAGTCATTCCTCCTATAGTCTGTGTACTACCTGCAATTAATTTATCTATTGGGTCGCCTGGCGTCTGTGCACCTGCTAACACACCGAACCCTACATCAGGAACTATCCTTAGTGCCATTTCAGCAGCACCCATACGTTCTCCGCTTGGAGTTTTAAAAAGCCAGCTAGGTATACTCTTCAATGCTCGTCCAGCAAATCTCAACATGGCTCTATTAAATTAGACTACATCTATTGTAACTACTGATTACTATGAAACCATTCCAAGTTTTGATGCCTGATTTTGCTGTCGTGCTGCTGACCATGGAGCAGAATTAGGGCTCATCTTAAATGCTTCCCACCACTCAGCTGAATTCTGCTGTACCTCAGGATTAGTCTTCATTTCTTCAGCACGGATACCAACAGCTTCTCCAGCTTTACGTGACTGACGATCAAGGTTATCGCCAGTGTTCATACCAAAAGAACCACCACTCTCTGTACCAAAGGCATCAGGCTTTTCAGCAAGCTTTGCCTTTACTTTATTACCAAACCGTACCTGTTCTGGATTAAAGCCTGACATTTATTTAACCCCTAAATCTTGCTACGGAATCATCACGTGAACGCTCTTGCTCACGCCTTCTCTTTATCATATCTAATCTTTGCTGTGAACTCATACGTGGCATAGCAGCAGCTTGTGTAGAAGCTCTTTGTGAATCAATAAAAGCATTCTCTCTAGCAGCACGTGCACCTCCTGGGGCTACATTAGCTGACATCTGTCTTCTACGCTTTTCAGCCCGCTTACCACGTTCCTCAGCTACAAAGTTCTTTACCTGCAAATCACGTGTGCCTTGTACATACTTGGCTTCATGCAAACGACGCTCATCTGAAGGTGTCTTCTTACTACCTCCAGTAAAACGTCTAATTAGCCCACCAGCTTCTTTAGGAGGATTGTAACGACCTCCACGTAGATCACGCATTCCTACTGCATCAACAGGATGTTCTCCTGTCATAGTTGAACGCTTTATAGGAAGTTCTCCTTCCCCAGCTACAGCACCGATTTCCTCACTACGTGCAAGTGGATCCTTAAGGGATTTAAATGCTTCGCTGACTTGTTGATAAGCAGGGTTGCCTTTCTTCGTCAGTACTCTATTACCTTCATTATCTGTTAAGGCAATCTTTGCAGTGCGCGGTACTCTAGCTATAGAAGTTTCACCACCTTGGAACTTCTGATTCTGTTCAAGTGCAACATCACCTCTACTGAACTCTACTGGACGTGGTGTTCCGCCAGGACCGGTTCTAGTGTAGTACTGCTGCTTACCTTGACTTTCTACACCAAATCGTCTTGCAGCTTCTAATTGGAATAATGCATTTGCAAGCTGCTTAGATTCATCAGGCTGATAACGCATGCTATTCAGCACTGCTTGTACACTAGGCTCATTTGTTTCCCTTCGTGCACCTGAAGCATCTACATCATAGAACTTGCCACCTTTCCTCATACGTGCTGTTTTGATTAAATCAATAGCACTTTGCATCTCTGACAAACTACGGACATTCGGTGAGACACTTACTCCTTCACCTAATGCCTCTTTAGCTCTTCGTGAGAACTCACTGGTAACTCCTCCAATATCTACCTGAGGATAGTTACCAACTGTCTTACCTAGAGCATACATATCAGGCTGAGTTAATGCTGCCCATGCTGTTGTATTAGTAGGTGAAGGGGCATTAAGAGTTGCACTTTGTGAACTATTTACAGGGGCAGGACCGTAGGCTCCTAATGGACCATAAGTATCTGGATCTATATAAGTAGGTCCCTGTCCTGGACCCATTTCTACTACTGCATACGGATATTCAGCAGGGCTCCTTCCCATCTGATCAAATACTACATCACCTACGCCTCCACCCAGTAAACTCTTACGAGCATCCGCTTGTGCTCTAAACCAGCTTGCTTGCTCGGCTTCTGGATTACGTCTACTAGATTCAGCTGAAACAAGTTCATGAGCTAGAGAACGATCTTCTTCTTTAGAAAAACGTCCTGCTTCTAGTCCTCTTTCTAATGAACCCTCTACAGCTGCTGAACCAGGGAATGTTTCATAACCATACTTTGACGTACCTTGTTGTAATCTCTGCAATGCTTCACGCACACCAGCTGTTCCTTGTGGTGCTCTTTCTGTTGCATCGGCATAAGCTTCTGCTTCAGCTATGCTCATATCTGATCTATCAATTAATCCCTGCTGAAGACGTTCTGATCTACCAGCTGAAAGATCACCACCACCCCACTCTTGGAATGCACTTTGATCTTGACCAAATGGATCTACAAAATCTTCATTTGCATACCCTACTCCCCTAATTTCTTCTGTTAAGCCCTCATCAGCCAACGTATTCTGCTTTTGAGCCCATGATCTCTGTAGATCGGCACGTCCTGCATGAGATGCACGCTGTTTTTGCCGTCTACTTTGCCGTGATACAGCGGCAAGTGTCTCTTCTTCGCTTAATCCAAGCGTTCTTCCAGCACTTGCAACCTGTGCACCTTTAATTAGGACTTCAGTAGCATCATGAGGTATCTGAGCAGGATCGTTACTAGCTGAAATCTGTGATTGACCAGTTAGATGACTGTTATGTACCTGCTGCCTCCCTTCAAGGCTTACATTACGCGTTCTATTCCCAAATCCGAACATGTTTTTCTACGAATAAACCTAAATCTATTGTAGAAACTTTTAATAACTAGTTTTAAAGACCGGAATAATAATCAAGCTGGTCATCCCCATCATCATCCTCTCCAAAATCAACAGGTAATGTAGCTAGATTTAACTCTTCTGGCTTAAGAGCCAAGGGCTCCTGTAGCGGATGTGCATCACCTCCCTCGGTGCTAACTCCCGTAAGCTCATCAAGTATGGCACCAACTGTTTTATTACCATTCATTACATCACGTGAATTAATAGCATACTCCTTACCATCCTCATCTTGAACAAAATCCATATTCCCACGTCTGATAATACCTTGAGTAGCTAATGCTCTCTTGTAACCTGTTTGACCATCAGGAGCATCTAAAAACGCACGTCTCCTGTCATAATCAATCTTTGGATCATACCACTGAGAATCTTCACCATAATCTCTACTGAAGTCCCATGTACCGTCCTTATTCTTTGTTGCTTTCAACGGACCATTCTGCTTTGCCAGCACTCGATCAGTTTCATTCAAACCTACACCACCTTCACCTGTAGGAAGTACAGCTTTACCTGTGCTCCTCTCGTTATAGGGTGAGGTATCAGTTAGGCCAATATAATAATCAAGCTGGTCATCCCAATCATCACCCTCTCCATCATCAACAGGTAATGTAGCTAGATTGTGCTTTTCTGGCTTGTTTGAATCTGGTAAACTCACTGAATCAAATGGACCCTTGTAGTATCCCTCTATTTCGGAGGGAAGGTCTCGTGGCTCAAAGACATGCCCCTTAGGAGTAGTAATATAAGATAACTTACTCATCTGTCCACCACTGCCTTTTTGAGTAGATGGGTTTGGATCTAGGCTCCTCTCTTCCTGCTCTCTCTTTTCCTGCTCCCTCCTCTTTATATTTTCTGCAATCACTTTATCACTTTCTTCATGAATCCTTTCCAACCGTTCTCTAGACTGTGCCCTAAGCTTGGCCGCTTGTTGTTCAGTTAGTCCTGATGTTGTAGTAGGAACT